TTGAACCCGGAAAGCTTGACCTCTTCCTCGAAAGCTCTATCAGATGACTCCATCTCATAGATCTCCGTGTGCTGTTCTTCGTACTTGTTATACTCCAACCCGAATAATGCGTTCAGGCCAGGAACAAGTTCTTTCATCATTTGCGCTCTAGAAATTGCTGCCATGATTTACTCCTTCCTTAGCCTAACGGTACGACTGAAATAGCCAACGGGCTAATTACTACCAACAAGTCGGGGGTTGCAGAAGTTTCATTAACCCCATCCCTCACAACATCAATTATTTGTAATCCAAATGTTGCTGTGTTTGTAACATTGTTGTCAGCAACGAGACTGGAATTTCCAGTAACGTTATTTCCACCAGCGCCTGCCTGTATCTGAGTGTAGGTGCCGGTCTGCGCCTCTGCCCAAGCGTTAGCGCCTTGGATCATGAACACAGTATCCGCTGCGGGTGCAATCTGTATAAAGACATCAGTACCTGTCTTCGCTGCTCCTGCCGGGTAAGACTGTCCCCACTGCGGGGTAGAATTACTGTCAGTCCATCTAGCACCAATTACCACACCAACTGTTTTAAGTGTAGATGCTGCTACCGCAACCTCTACAATACCGTAGACGGTTGGATGTACAGTATAATCTACCGTATCACCATTATAATAACTAACTGCACCAGCAGTTATAATTGAAGCCATTGCCTTGGCTTCTACAAAACCACCAGTGTCGTAGCCAGCTCCAGTCTTCTTAACAGGTCGTAATCCATATCCTGCCATTTGACTATCTCCTTATTTAATTGGTGATAGCCAAGTAGTATCTCTACTTGCGTCCACCACCAAATGTCACCTCTGTTCTTTTCTCCGAGTAGAGAGGCATAGCCTCGTTTTCTTCCTTCATGAAGTTTCGATCAACACCTTCGTTCTGTGCTTGATTAACTCTGGCAACGTAATCTCTTTCTCTCTGAGACTCCTCAACTGTTCTCTTACATAGAAGCATTCCTCCCACTTCTATGTTTCCTTCAAAATTTGAGTTCAGATCGGACATAACCATAAGCTCATCATGATCTTCAGCCTTACATGGGACCCATCCACTTCTAAGCTTCTGTGAGACATTCTTATTATCAAGAGTTCCTCTAGTAGCACTCCTTACCCATCGGAAGACATAGCCTTCCTGCGGATCTGGGTTAGGAAGTAATTTGGGTGGAGTCCAAGGTTGATCACGTTGTTCTACTTCTCTCGTCTCGGTCTTTCTTTTTACACGATTTTCTTCTACCATTTAGTTGTCTCCTTGCAGCAGGTTCATTTGCCTAGCATATTCTTCTAGTGGGACGCCAAGTCTTTTCGCGAGGTTGACTTGATCCTCGGTTAACCGCACTTTGCGTCGAGTACCAGCAGAAGTTCTCCTAGCTGGTGCAACGACGGATTGCTTGGATTGTCTTGCGGTTGCCCCCGGTGGGCTTTGTGAGACATCTCCAAACTTGTCAGGGAACTGATCCCTAACCCTACTGTTAATTGTTCCATAGTATTCGTCTCTATTTGAGACAGGATCTACACCACCATTAATAAGTTCATTATGTACACTTAACGCATATCCTGTCAATGCAGGATCTTTACCGTACCAAGGGTTATTGTTTTTCCATTGTAGAGCATACTCATCAACTACTGGTTGTTCTTGCTGTACTTGCTGAGGTTGTTGTTGTCCTTCAAACTGTTCTTGACCACTATTAGGAATATATGAATTGGCAACCATCCCCTCATAGTTTACTCTATTTAAGTTTTCCTGTGCCTTGGTAAAGCCTTCAGCATCACCTTCTTCAAATGCTACCTTAGCTTCTTTCCTAGCGTTCTCTAATTCTATTGAGTTCTTAGCCTTAAGCTGACCTAATAGAACTTCTTCACCTTTTTTTACTATATTTTGTAGAGATTGTGCGTACACGACAGCTTCATCGCGTTCTCTCTCAGCAGTATCTTTAGCTCTGCGTTGTTCATGGAATTCATATCTTAGTCTATTAATTCGCTTCTTAACCTTTGCATCAACACCTTCGATCTCTGAATCAAACTCACTCTCTGAGGGGTCTGGCCCTACTCTCGGTGCGACTTGATCTTCTTCCGGTCTGGCATCGAAGATTTCAAACTCAACTTCTTCTTCTCCACCTTCACCTTCAGGACCGCTGTTAATGATTACTTCATTTCTTTTGTTCCCAAATAGATCATCGTTTGCTTGTTCTGCTTGCTCACTCATGCTCGTTCTACTCCTCTAGGATCTTGGACAACTGCTTCAACTGTATCATCGTTGATAATCCTAAACTCAGTACCCTTTACCTTGACTCTAGTTCCCTGGTAAGGACGAATAAGAATAAAATCACCTTCCTTGCACCAAGGCCCATCAGGAAACTTTGCAGAGTCCTTGTAGGCAGATGGTCCAAGTTTAATTACCATTGCGATTACAGTTGCAATTGATTCACGATCTCTTAAGTCATCGGGTATAAAAATGCCACCATCAGATTTCTCTTCTACTTCTATTGGTGTAACCAGTAGCCTGTAGCCCACTGGATCTGGCAATAACTTTGCTTTTTCCTTCTTTCTCTTGCTCTCTCCCATTAATTCCCCCTGTTGTTATTATTAAATTAGCTTGTGCCTGACCCCCCCGGTATAACACCAGCAAGTTGTGTTATATTAAGATTGACTGTAAGACCGTCACTCGTTGATCCTGAGATAGCCCTGTAATGAGTTCTGCCTGATACGTTAATAATTATGCCAGATGACCATCCAGAGATAGCTATACCATTACTCAAACTTGCTGGTCCCAAATCTTCATCCCCGAAACAGATACTTACACCATCGCCATTGCGTGAATTAATTGATAAGCATATATAGATATACTTTGGTAGGGATCCATTGTACAGCATTGGGATCTCATAAACAGGACTCGAATTACCAGAAGTGAGTGTTCGGCCAATAGATTCACCGCCAGGGTTAATTAGCATACATATCTCCTATAATTAATAATCATGTTAGATCTCCACCGTTTGACTTCTTAATCAAATCCTCTATAGTATTCTCTACATCCTCTAGAGTCGTTATCTGTCCAACGAACTTTGCATAATCCTCAAATGATTTTGCATTTCCATGTGTCAATCCATGAGTCAATGACTCCTTGCGGCCACCTATAATTTTAATCAGTTCTTCTATCATTTATTCTCCCCCAATATACCTAAATCTTTTATGCTGTCAAAGCCAGATAATACCATCTTTATGGTCTCTACGCCAGCTTTAGCTGATTCTATCTGTAGTTTAGCCTGTTCATTAGCATTATCTGCATTCTGTTCAAGCATCTTCGTTATGACATCTATAGCAACTTCTATCTCATCTATCTCGGATTCTTTCTCCTTGAAGCCTATATCAGAGACTATCTTCAGTGTGTCAAGCTGTATCTTTTGCTGGGACTCAGATGCCCTACGCTGAGCATCCATCTCCTTGATAACCAACTCCCTCTCCTGCATCTTCAGAAGAGGATCATCTGCTTCCGCATTTGCCTTCTGGTTCTGTATCTCTGCGATACTGCTCTGTAAAGTCTTCTTTGCAGCCTCAGCTACAACCTTAGAGAATGCCATCTCAATAGACTTGGGAAGCTCCTCATCCGGGTTAGGCATTGGTATACCCATATTCTCCTCTATGGTTCTCCTATATAGATAGGCTACATGCTCAGTCACATGGGCAGCCAATGCTGCCTGCATGGCTGGTGCAGCAGGTGACATACTCAATGCACCCACCAGCTTAGGATCTTCAGCAGCAGTCATATGGGTGATTATATGGGCTTCATGGTCCTGCCACATGAACACCTTTGTGGGCTTACCCATAATCATGTACATATTCTCAGTAGCAGGATCCTTGGGCTCCTCGGACTCCTCAGCAGGGATATATTCATCTACATCAGGAACATTCATAGCCATAAGCATCTGCTTATGGATCTTCCTTATATCATATATCTCTGGCTTCATAGATACCAACTGTAGAACATTCTGGCTTTGCATGATCCTCTGAGCCATTGTGGATGCATTGGGGTCAGATACAGGAAGTACATCAACATGTGCGCTGAAGTCATCAAGTTTCTTATCAGTGTTGGATCCAAGGTCGTAAGGATATTCTGGACCTTCGTAGTCTCTAATCACATCAGAAAGGAGGTTGTACTCTCTTCTGGCTGAAGCATGAAGTCTAGCGAAGATAGCTGTCATTACCTTCATAGTGCGTTCTATGATGGCTAACGTAGTGCCGACTGGAGCTTGATTGTTCATCTCGGATGCTTGTATATCATTCAGAGATGCAAACCTTCTGCCATCCTCAACCATTCCCTTAAGGAGAGTTAGCAGCACCATACTGGGCTCTTTGTACGGGAGTGGGAAGATATTATCACGAATACTCCCTCCACCAATATCAACATCTCTCCACTCAGCAGGGGCTATAGGAGTGTCGTCACCCTGTATACGCATACCCTTAGCCTTCAATCCCCCAGGGAGATTACTAAGAACCCCTGCATCTACAAGCTGCTGTAGTATGGATGTGGAGGACTCAGCTATCCCGCCAACCAAATGGGTCAAACCGAAGCCGTAGAACCCAGTCCCCGGAACATACTCATATTGGACGAAGTGGTTAAGCTTGATCTTCTTCTCATCACCCTCTTCCCAGTTCCTTCGGATAGAGAGTATCTTATTAGAACTCATACAAACTGTAACTATATAAGGAAGACCTATACCAGTCTCTTGGCCTTGCTCGTCCTTATCTTCGTATCCATATAAATCATATTCACAGTGGTGTTCAAGGAGAGTATATCTTCCATCATTGTAATCCACAGGGGTCGTACCGTTTAGTCTGTCCTTCTCTCTTTCAATGTCAGACTGGAAGTTAACAGGGTCAGACATCTCTGCATCTCTGTAGAAACCCCTAGCAACATGCTTCTTGAAATCGTTTTCATATACCTTGACAACATGAGTAATCCTCTCTGCTGTCTGTAAATTCTTAGCACCGTAATTGACTACAAGGTCTTCTGCCGGTACAAACTCTGAGACGGGTATATCCCTGATGCTGTCGTAGTAAACTTTCTTGAATGCTGATCCAGTTACCCCTAAGCCGAATAGCATCTTCTCTGTCTCTGGCCTGTAGTCTGTGATCCTCTCGGTCAAGGTATAGTTCATATAGTCCTTGACTCTGTTGGCCTGCTCTAGCTTATCATCATTCTGTATACCGACCAGCTTAACCTTTACAGGCCCATCTGCTGGCATAAGTTCTGTTATAGCCTGAGATTGGAACCTAACAACAGCCTCAGATATGAGGGGATGGATAACGCTACATGCCCCTTCCCATGGATCATTCTTCTCTTTTACGTCAAATCCAAGGTATTTTAGCCCTCTAACGTAGGTATCTGCCCAATCTTTCCTTGAATTTATGTCCGCGTTAAACTGACCAATTATGTCAGAGGCGAGTAGATCAAGCCTATCTTCGTCAATACTCTCCGCTAAATTGGCACCGAAGCTGTCATCAATCTCATATTCAACTTCTGTTCCGCCATCTAGGTCTATAAGAACACCACCATCCTCAGCTTCAGTGATAGATGGTACTTGGAGTTCAGAGTCAAACTCAATATCCACTATGAGTTCAGGATTAACATCCTGAGCATAGGTGAATGGCTCTGCTGCTTTATCAATAGCCACTAGTTGTTACCCTCTTCAGATTCTTCTGAGCATTTACATTCCACACATTCACAGTCTACACATTTGCATTTAGCCATTAGTAGTATTTCCTCCGCTTTTTCCTATTGGAGTAGAATTCTTCATCATCATCCTGATCGTCAGATTCCAATCTAACGAATCCGCCCTGTCTAAATCTCATCAACGCCTGCGTCCCACTATCTACATAATCATCATGGTCACCATTTGGGAACTCTGCAAACTGATGCATAACCTTTTCTGCCCATCTCTTATTGGGCCTATATATGATTCCGCTGGAGAACATATCCGTGATGCTGTTAACCCTGACTATCTTGTCAGGTGTCTTCTGACTAGCCTTCCCTCTGGTTGGAGTGAACTCAGTACACATGATGCCTGCGTTCCTTAGCTCCTGTATCAATGGCTGACCAGATCCTCTGTTCTCTATGAGCAGTAGGTCTGGTTTCCACTTCTCTGTATACTCTAACTTGACTCTCTGCTTCAACTCTGGGAATTCTAAGTAGGCATCCCATGCGTCCAGTAGTATTATACTATCTATACTTTTTCCAGTCTCTGCATTCTCTTCTTCAAAAATGCCCCACACTGTACAAGCTGTTGGGTCATTCTTCGTGTTTTTGGTGAAGGCAGTGTCAAGCGACATTATGATGTACTTGACCGGCGGTGGGTCTCCCTCCCATAACTTCCACCACTCCCGCTTCACCAAGGCCCCCTCTTCTGCTGATGGATTTTGCATGTACTGCGCCATCCACTTGCCCACAGGGAGTTCGGCCTTTAAAGATAATAACAAATCCTCTGACCAGTATTCCGGCCACACAGGACTCCCCGAAGGAAGGATAGCTGGGAATTCTATTAGCTCCCACTCATCTGATCCTTCTCTTTCAAGAGAGTCTTTTAATATCTTTCCTGTTAGATCATTCTTATGCCACCGGGTCATCACAATAACGATGGCACCATTTGGCTGCAATCTCTGTCTTGGTCCTGATGTGAACCACTCATGTACTAGATCGAAAGACTTTGAGTCATTACCATAGGCATCTTGCTCTGAATGCGGATCATCAATTATAAATAGATCAGCACCCCTACCCGCTATAGCTCCACCTACACCAATTGCAAAGTAGCTTCCGCCCTTGTCTGTATTCCATCTACCCGCTGATTTACTGTCACTACTCAGAAGAACGCCAGGGAAGATATCCTTATACTCTTCACTGTCGATAAGATTCCTTACACGACGACCAAAACTCTGTGCCAGCTCTGCTGTATGCGATGCTTGTATTAATTTTTTATCAGGGTACTTTCCTAGGAAGTAAGAAGGAAGTAGCCATGATGCAAACTCACTCTTTGTATGACGAGGTGGCATGTTGACAATGAGTCTCTTAAGATCACCACCAACTATTCTATCAAAGGCATCCGCCATTATCTTGTGATGTGTGCCAGATATAAACTCAGGCCAGATTGTCTTCGTGTAGTCTATGAAATTGTTTGCTGTCTTGCTACGGAATTCTCTCTTGTCTAGTTCCTCAAGAAGTATGAATACCCGCTTGGCATCAGGCTCACTGAGGTGCTTAAGATTATCATATATCTTTTCGCGTATCTCTGTTTGCAATGTTCCCTCGGGTGCTATTTCGATTAGTATACCATACACCTATTGATAATTCAAACAAATCCATCAGATCACCGATAGGGGAGGATAAACCCTCCTAAAGGGGAGAGGGATCGAAGAGCCTACCCTACCCCTAACGGCTTTTCCTTAACCTCCTTAACCTCCTTAACCTAAGTACCGTTCCCTCCACCACCGGGGGATCTCCCCAGGGGGTAGCCCTTGGACGTGCAAGTGGTTATCATGGTAGAGCGGCCAAAGCCCCAGAGAGATAGCTATAACGCAGTAGTTGTTCTGCATGGCTTCATCTGGTTGGCTATCTGTTCCATAATCCCTTGCCATACCAAGCAGGTGTTTAGATAGTTGGTTACCTCCTACCTTTTGGTTTCTAGTGACAGACCGCTTGCCACTAGTCTGCGAGAGATCAGGGAAAATTCTCTCCAATCTCCTGCATATGGAATCAAACTCAGAAGGACTGAGTGCTAGACGTACTTCGGGGCTCATTTTCTCATCTCCTCCAGTGCATCACATAATAATTCAACTCTACCCAGGTATTCTACCATCCCGGGGCAACATTCATTCATCTTTCCTAGCTCTGAATAGGCTAAGACCGATGGCACCGGGCATGGAGCCACAACAACAGCGCCTCGACCATGACTACATCCTATTACGCCAACGATTAGCAATATCAGAGACGTTAGGTACCTTGCCCTGGAGCTTAGACATGACTCTGTTGAGAACATTGACATTATGTGCATTGTTTTCTGCATCTGCTTCACCCTTACCCCCAATATATGCATATTTTCCTATAGATCTTACTAGAATTATAAGGCCAACAAGGACACCCACTAAAATCAGTACTGACTCCATGCTATTCTAGCTCCATTAGGTTATCTGTGTCTAAATAGTCCCAGACATAGGAGGCTATTGACATGTTGTCTATTGTCATAGAAATAGGTACCCCTTTAACAATAACTCTCCCGGTCTCTGGGTCAGTTAGGTCAACAACTCCATCAACTGACAGGTCAACTAGGTCTTCAACACTATTCACTTCAATTCTCATACAAAGAATCTAGTTCTATGCCAAGAAGAATGCTCTCTTCTATAGCTATATTGAGTTGCTTTCTTCTATTCTTAACCCTGTTCTTCTTAGCTTCTCTGTTACTCAGTTTATCTTCAGATATTTCCTTATCAACGAAGTCCTCTTCCCGATTACGGCTCTTGCCCATCTAATTGTCTTCCTTTTGGGTGAGACTCTGCGAGTCTGCGGGTTCATCCTCTGGAAAATCACTAAGATCATTGACTCTGTGGTAGCCAGGATTCATCTTATGATTATACTCATGTCCTATGGATCTGATTATTAGGATTAGCTGATCAAAAACAAACATTGTGCTAAGAAAAATCACAAAGAAGCTCACGACCTTAAACAACTCAAAGATCACACCTAGAAAACCCAACACTGGGAACAATATTAACGCTGATATTGCCGACTCCACTGGAATGCTAGACCCAAACATGATCTGCCAAGCAACACATGCACAAATGAAACTCACTACTACGTCTATCAATCTTATTATTTGCATTACTTCCCCCCTTTACGCAAATTATAGCTCATCTTTGATTCTAAAGCTTGATTTCATAACCCCATATCTGGATAGATGCAGAAACAACAAGTTGTTTCTTACTAGATATGGATTTTTGGCAAAAAAATAGGGCCTGATCAAAAGATCAAACCCTTGTGACATACCTATAGGTATGTGGTGGAGCTATAGTAATATTAATGCCGGTACCCAGGAGACGGCATGTTTTTTCATCCATGCGAGCCCCCCAAAAGGGCGAGCTGTGTAACACTTAGGAGGACATTATCGAGCCCTACAGGGCGAGACTATGTAATAATCTCCAGTTTGAACAGAGGATTCGAAGAAGGGAGACCCTTTGTAAGGGTCAGGGAGGCCCTACAGGGATCTCCCTAGTAATATTACTACCTTTGATCCTCTTTCAGACATAGGATAGCACATTTGGCTTCGTGTCAAGGGCTTTTTTAGGCTCCCTATCTCAGTTATTTGAATTTTTTGCAAAATAATTTGTGTGGAAGAGTGTAGG